GGTATGATCTATTTTTTCGTGAATATGATAACATGGTTGAAATTGTTGGGTGGGTTCAAGATCCAACTTATAATATGAATGAATTTAAAGGCCGTGAAATGTTATACCCAAAAAGATGGGTCACTATCGGCGTTTTGCCAGCAAGTTTAACAATTGGATTATAATATGAAACTAAAATTAATTACACTTAAAACAACACAAACACTTATTGGTGAAGTTGATTGTAATGATAAGAATGAAATTACCATCAAGCAACCCGTTCAAGTAATCGCTCAACCAACAAAAGAAGGAACTGTAATGGGCTTTGCACCATTTTTAGAGTTTGCTTCTGAATTTAAAACTGGTATTAAGATTTCAATGGACAATGTTTTATGCCTTACTGAACCTGTTCGTGAATTAGAAAATCAATATAACAAAGTATTTGGTGCGGGTATCGAAATTGCCTCAATTATTCCAAAAGTGTGATATACTCTTTGAATGTCAAATTATTATACAAGTGCCATAACTTTTGGTAATCAAATCCTTTATCGTGGAATATCCAACGGTCGTCAAGTCAAAAGTAAAGTAGCTTATAAACCCACGCTGTATTTGCCATCTAAAAAGGCAACAGAATGGAAAACACTTCATGGTGAATATGTTGAACCAATGAGGTTCGAAAATATTCGTGAAGCTCGTGACTTCGTGAAGCGATATGCAGAAGTAGATAACTTTAAGATATTTGGTAATACCATGTATCAATATGCACTTATCGCTGAAAACCATCCAGAAGAAATTATTGATTGGAAGTATTCAGACCTATGTATTGCCAATCTTGACATCGAAGTTGGATCTGAAAATGGATTTCCAGAACCAAAAACTGCAAGCGAACCTATTACAGCTATTACCGTTAAATTCTCTGATGATCGCATGTATTATACATTTGGTTGCGGTGTCTATCAAAAACATCGTGATGATGTTCAATACATTTTCTGTAAAGATGAATATACTCTTATTAAAGAGTTTCTAATTGTTTGGCAACAAAAATCTCCACATGCAATAACCGGTTGGAACATTTATGGTTTTGATATTCCATATTTGGTTAATCGTATCAGTAGAATATCTGGTGAAGATGAAGCTAAAAAGTTATCGCCATGGGGTGTTATCAATGATCGTGAAGATATATTATATAACCGAAAATTTCAAATTTATGAAATTCTAGGCTGTGTAACATTAGACTATATGCGTTTATTCCGTAAGTTTTCACCGAATCGATCACAAGAATCATATAGACTTGATCATATTGCACAGGTTGAAGGTGTTGGCCAAAAAATTTCATATAATGAATATGATGGTCTTCATGATTTATATAAAAAGAATTACCAAAAGTTCATTGAATATAATATACGAGATGTTGAACTTGTTGAAAAATTAAATGCAAAAGGTCGCCTTATTGAAATGGCACTTACGATTGCTTATGATGCTAAAGTAAATTATGATGATATCTTTGCTCAAGTTCGTATGTGGGATACAATAACACATAATTATCTTCATCAAAAAAAGATTGTGGTACCACCGAAATTTGTATCTAAAAAAAATCAAGCTTATGAAGGTGCATATGTTAAAGAACCACAAATTGGTTTATTTAAATGGGTAGCATCGTTTGATTTAAATTCACTTTATCCACACTTAATGATGCAATACAATATTGCACCAGATACTATTGTTGAACCAAAAGATTATACACCAAGAATGAGAGATATACTTTCACAAGGTATTACAGTTGAAAAGTTATTGCATCAAAAGATTGATTTAAGTGGTTTAGAGGGCGTAACTCTTACACCCAATGGTCAATTCTTTAGAACAAATAAACAAGGTTTCTTACCAGAGATTTTAGAAAAGATGTATAATGATCGAACAAAGTATAAGAACTCCATGTTAGAGGCTAAAAAGAAATATGAAACAGCAACCACAACTGAAGCTAAAAAAGAATACGGTGCATTAATATCTCGTTATGCCAATCTACAACTTACTAAAAAAGAATGTTTGAATTCTGCTTATGGTGCCTTAGGTTCTGAATACTTCCGATTCTTTGATATACGCCAAGCTGAGGGCATTACTATGGCGGGTCAATTAAGCATTCAATGGGTTGAAAGAAAGCTTAATGAATACCTCAATCGTTTATTAAAAACAGAAAATAAAGATTTTGTAATCGCAATTGATACTGATTCAGTTTATCTTAACCTTGAACCATTGGTTAACTCTGTAATGAAAGATACAAGTGATACTAACAAAGTTATTAATTTTCTAGACAAAGTATGTGAAGATAAATTTCAACCATTTATCGATAAATCATATCAAGAGTTGGCAGATTATATCCATGCTTATGATCAAAAGATGAAAATGAAACGTGAAAATCTAGCAGACAAAGCCATTTGGACTGCCAAGAAAAGATACATTATGAATGTGTATAATTCTGAAGGTGTTCAATATGCTGAACCTCAAATTAAGATTACAGGTCTTGAAGCTATTAAATCATCTACACCAACAGCATGTCGTGATAAGATTAAAGAAGCCTTATACATAATTATGACAAGTGATGAAAATGAATTACACACAATGATTGAAAACTTTCGTGATGAATTTAGAAAAATGCCTGTAGAAGATATTGCTTTTCCAAGATCAATGAATGGCCTAAATGAATACAAAGATTCTAAACACATCTGGTCTAAAGGCACACCAATTCATGTTCGTGGTGCTTTGGTCTATAATCATATGCTTGACCAATTAAATATATCTAAACAATATCAAAAGATTCAAGATGGCGAAAAAATTAAATTTATCTATCTTCGTGAGCCAAATATATTTAAGACTGATATCATTTCTTTTACAAATAAAATGCCTAATGAATTTCGTGTTGATGAATTCATTGATTATGAAACACAATTTCAAAAGTCTTTCATTGATCCATTACAAATCATTTTAGATTGTATTGGCTGGAAAACTGAGAAAGCTAATTCGTTGGAGAGTTTCTTTGTCTGATATTCGTATCATTAAAACTGGCATTAATGTTTCTAAAATTAAAGCTCAACTAGAACAATATGCTGATGATTGGGGCAATCAAAAAGAACTTGATTCTGCTCAACAATTAGACAAAGATATTTACACTATTAAAGCTGGAGTATTACAATTAATAGTTGGTGCTATATCAACACCTGGTGAAATGGCTTACAATACGGAACTTTCTGTTAAAGTGCCAGCATATGATAGACATACAGAGATTGTAAATTTTATGAAAAGACATTTTCATGCTCATTCTCGTTGTGGTTTCTTATCGTTACCAGTTGGCGAAATAGTAGGCACACACATAGACCAAGGCAGTTATTACTTAACCAAAGATAGATACCATCTTTCCATACAAGGCCGATATAAGTACCATTGTGGTGATGATGAATTAATTGTAGAACCAGGCACACTTTTTTGGTTTGATAATAAAAAACCACATGGAGCTAAAAACATTGGAGATGAATTAAGAATTACTTTTGTATTTGATGTGCCTCATCATAAAAGTAATCCATAACGGTAAATAATAATAAAACACTTGACATACACACTAGATATACTGTATAATACGATATAAACAATTGAGGAGTTTGCATGAGTATATTAGATAAATTAAAAAAGAATTCTACTATCAAAGAAAGTTCTATTCTTTCCAAATCAAAGTTTTTCACCGAAAAAGATATAATTCCTACCGATGTGCCAATGGTGAATGTGGCATTATCAGGTCGCCTTGATGGCGGTTTAACACCAGGCCTCACGATGTGGGCTGGCCCATCTAAACATTTTAAGACAGCTTTTAGTTTGCTCATGGCAAAATCATATATGAACAAATATCCTGATGCTGTATTACTATTCTATGATTCAGAGTTTGGTACACCAGTAAAATACTTTGAAACATTTCAGATTGATATGGAAAGAGTATTACATACTCCATTGACTGATATTGAGCAATTGAAGTTTGATATTATGCAACAACTACAAGAGGTCAATCGTGGTGATAAATTGATTATTGTTTTAGATTCTATTGGTAATTTGGCATCTAAAAAAGAAGTTGAAGATGCCCTTGAAGGCAAATCTGTGGCAGATATGTCAAGAGCTAAACAAGTTAAATCTTTATTCCGTATGGTGACACCACACCTAAACCTTAAAGATATTCCGATGGTTGTGGTGAATCATACCTACAAAGAAATTGGTATGTTCCCTAAAGATATCGTTGGCGGTGGCACGGGTTCTTATTATTCGGCTGATAATATTTACATCATTGGTCGTCAACAAGAAAAAGATGGTACCGAAATTGTGGGTTATAACTTTATTATTAATGTTGAAAAATCAAGATACACCAAAGAAAAGGCAAAGATACCAATTGCCGTTTCATTTGATGGTGGTATTCAGAAGTATTCTGGCCTTGTTGATATTGCAATTGAAGGTGGGTTTATTTCTAAACCAAGTCCTGGTTGGTATGCAAAGATTGACCGCAAGACTGGTGAGATTGGTGACC